TTGAAGATAGGTAATACACTACTTGTTATGTTGATTCCTGATGAACCTGACCCCATTTGAAATACAACTTTTCCGGTATATTGACCCGGAACTCTGTAAAATCCCAAAGCCCAATTAAAGTTCGCTGAAGACGAATATGGATATGGAATACTTGTAAATAATGGGAAAAATTGAAAATTTTGATAATAAGTTTTATTAGGGTCTGACGCGATGGAAAATTTAAATTCCGTGGTCATTGTTGAATACGGTATTGGCCCTTCAATATAGTCACCCACACCCGAAAATTGAAGCATATATGTTTTTTCATCCAATTCGTAGGTAGGAGAAGTATCTTCAGCATAATCTGTTCCACCATACTCTCTTATTGTCAACATTGATGATGGTACACCATAACATGATAACAAATAATCCACACATTGTTCCGTCCCTTTGGTTTTGTATATTCCCGGTAAACTGATTAAAATACGATTCCATATTATTTGAAGTCTTTGTTGAGAAGATAAAGCATTGTAAGAAGCTGAATCCATACTATTTAGATAGACTTCATCAAGGTCCAATGACCCTATAATGTCATCAACATTCCAACCAAAAGAATACAGCATTTCTTTCAAAGTATTCATTGGAAGACTTGAACTAAATTCGTTTTTTACCTGCCTTTCTATTGGCATGGCCGCAATGTATGTGTAAATGTTGTCAAAATGATGACCTATCATGTTTAAAAAGGTCAAATAATCCGAAAAATCAGCATCATCCATGATATACTGAGGAACGTTGGATGAAAGACTATCCCTGTTGTTGATGTCATATTCATTTGCTGCTGCATCCTCATCACTTACATAACTTGCACTCAAAAACGAACCCGATTGTAAATTGTATTGGTAGTTTCCAGAACTGAACAAATATGACTCAAACCCATCAAACGATTGAACCAATTGAGTAATTTGTGTCGTAATATTGGATTGTTCGGAAAAATAATATGGATAGGGTACAGAAGATGACAACGAAGCACTATATCTGTTGTTCAGTTCCACCAGTGATGCACTTAAAGTTGTCCATTGAATTATTTTATTCTTAAAAATATTCAATCTGTTTTGGGCTGATGAAAAAATAACAAAATTGGAATAATTGGTATAATCTGTATTTAATTCAGCAATTTTTCTATTAACACCAATGTTATCTTGTGTATTGGATGCATATGATAAATCATCAGCGGAATACAAAATATTGGAACTTTCTGCATTGATAAAATTTTGCGGAGAACCAAAATTTGGTGGAGAAATTGTTATGGTTTGGTATTGAACAGGTGTTTGTAAAATAGCAGTAAATGTATAAGGCACCATACCAAAATTAGATACCCAACAAGTGTCTTTTATGGAAATATCAGACGGAAGAGCAGACGATAATTTTACAATAAGAGTTAAAGGGTCTGTGGGAGAAATTCGTTCATCAAGATAATCGTGTGTTAATATTAAAAAATATTCATTGTTACCAAAGTTTAATACATTTTTAAGATATCCAAAATATTTATCTTCATAACTTGATTGCAACGGGTCCACTACAACATCATAAAAATATGTTACAAAGAAATCGTAACAAAATTGTCTAGCATCTTTGTATCCTTGTTCTTGTGAATTCAAAATTTGGCTAAATTGTTCATCCAATCTTGTGTTTACAAAACCAATATACTGTTGTTCGAGGTCGTCAAAATCGGCAATAAGATTGTAATTTTGTAACAAGTAATTACTATAATATGTCCTAATACCCTGAGTTCTTTTTATAGTTACAGGTTGTGAAACGGTTGTCGGTGTTGGCGTCGTAAACGTGTATCTTATAAAATCTTCATACATGTTTCTTAATAAATTGATGACAGAAGCATCATCATTCAAAAAGAAAATAAATTTCAAGAATGATATACCATCTTGGTATTGATTCAAAGAACTCATTTCCTCATATATTGTATCATATGGGAAATTTTTAGTAATAGAAATCAAAACAGGAGACACATCACTGACAGGAAATTTCTTTACACAAAAAGAACTGTATTCGGCATCAAATGTGTCGGATGGGATGAGTTTTATTTCCGTTCTGGATGGAGAAATGTCTTTGATGGTAAGTGATGCGGATGAATTACCTGCCATTTGTCTTATAAAATTGTAAGACACCACGTAACTTCCACTATTAATTCCTATCGTATTTAAATCAAAGGAAGGTTGAAATAAAATTGAATTATTTTTGTACAGTGTAAATGGATTTACAAGTTGAGTATATGAATAACTGACAGGCGTATTGAGATTATTCAAATACGTCAAGGTAACAGTTTGAAGTGTTTTGTCTTGGTCAATTGTACCCCACCCCATGAGTGTCTGGTCATCCGTGGAATATACACCTATTTCAATAGCATCATTAGTTGAAAGTCCAAACCAAACATCACTACTTTGAGAAACATACAACAATGATGTATCTTGTACACTCAAAACGGAAGCAGATTGAACGCTGCCTGTGTACTCACCCAAAACTGTATATGGTAATGACATATTTATGACGATGGTGGATTTTGTTGTTCAAGTTGAATTGGAAGATATGGATATACGCTTTGAAAATCATTTGGAACAGAACCTTGTCCCAATTGAATTCTAAGATTAATAATAGTATTCTCAATGGATTGCATATCAGCAGAACTGCTATTCATTGAACTGCTGGCAACCACCGCATTTAACTGACTTTGCAATTGAGTATTTTGATATGTAATTTTATTAATCTGGTCGATAGCTGCTTGTGGAAATGATGACGATATTGATGACCCCGTTGCTGGAACCGGAACAAACTCTGTAAATGTTGGATTGTAAAATGAAAGCGCTTTGGAATTATTATACACAAAATTTCCAAGAGGTAAAGTAAAATAAACCTGTTGAAATATTGAGGAAGATTGATTCAAAATTTCATTACCTACACTATCAAACTGATAGTTGTATGTTCCATAATTTATGAAACCTGCAATTTGTTGACTGAAATCTGCCATTTTCTTATCTCACAATTTTGAATATATTCCCTTTGTCAAGGGTATATTTGGACCCGCTTTGTTCTACTCTAATTAAAATTTTGAAATATCGTTCTTGTGGGAAACTTGTGGTATCCAACATGAAATAATTTCCATTAGAATCGCAACTTATCTGAGTATAATTATCAAAATCAAGTATTATTTGCTCAGTTTCGTTGTCTTTAATTGCGTAGTATGACGACGTAGGCAGGTATTGCGGAATAAGAAATTGAGTGAATTGGGTTTGTCGGTCAAAGTTTTTAAGCGGAAACTGTGGACGGCCAAAAACATTCACCTTAATTATATCACCAGCGGTAACAGATGTTGGAACGTTCTGAACAACTGCAGCAAATGTGCTTCTAACATCAACAGGGTTTAGAATTGACGCCGTTATATTGATACTGCTTGTATAAGTGTAACTTGATGTCAATACACTTCCCGTAAATGGAGTGTAAACTGGATTGCCTGCTAGAGGTCCACCTGTAAACACACCACTAAAAACACCATAATCTGTGATACCACTACTGGCTGAAAGTTGGGTTACAGACCCAAATGCTGGTCCATTCACATACGAACCAGAATATACAACATTTAAAGCCATTGGAAACAATGGTTTGAATGGGTAACTTGCACTAATATTTGTGCCAAGTATCATGTCCTCATTCCAACTGCCGACCAACCATCCACGACCAAGAATATATCCTTTGAAAATACTTGAGGTGAAAACACTTCCACTAAAAAGACCATCTATTAAAGTTCCCATGACATAAGACATAGTTACCATTGTTGGCCCACAACAATCCAGAGCAACGGAACTCGGCCCAAATTCATCTTGATAAACATGGTCGCTTGTCCAGTCATATTGATTGCCTTCATCATATGCATCTCCCCACCCATATATATCGTGTCCTTGATATTGCGTTTGACATTGACCACCCTGTAAATATGACAATTGTGATGATATAAAGGATGGAACATTCGGACGGGGTGGATACATTGATGGAAATTGTCCATCAATAACCCAAAAATCTGCATTTGGATTAACTAAATAAGATTCATCATCGCCTGCTCCGGGATAAAATGGAGCAGAAAAATCTGTATCATTAAACCCAGTTACATGGGGTTTACATTTTCTGCATTTCTTAATTAAAGTAACTATTGAGCTACTGGTTGAACCAGAAAAATCACCATTTATGGACATGCTGGTTATTAAACAATTCTCTCCCATCACGCTAATTAATCCACTAGCAGAACCACTGTTATCCACTGTTATATTTCCGACGCCAGAGAAACCACCATAAATCGAACCACTAATAGATGCACTATCAGTTACAACTCCAATCAAACCTGCCTGAATCGTAGCAACATTTACACTAGCAGTCATTATACTGCCTGTTGACCACGAAAAATCACTCCAAGCTACATCCAAAATTGGTTCGTAAATAGTATTGGTATCTTTACTGAAAAATTTTAGGGCCATACCCGAACCTGTTGGCGAAAATTCATCGCTGCTAATCAGAACAATACCATTATTTGGCACTGTTCCACTTAGCCATGCATTAGCAATTGGTGTAATATCCATATAAATGTCACCAACCTGATAATCAAAGGATTGAGTTACGCCCAATGATTGAATATATGACGAACCTGTAGTTGCCCAAGGTGTTCCTCCATCATAATCTCTGTATATCCAACTGGCTCCTTGCGTTGAACCACCATCGGATACATAACCATTACCCATGACCCAACTTTCAGAAATCGGAAAAGCATAAACATTGTATTTAATAGGTAAATTAAATTCTCTTGCTACATACAGTTTAAGTTTGAATACGGGGTCAACAATATCTCCATTAGCAATGGATTCAGAAATTTTAGTTATATCAAACTGAACCAATGCTCTTTGGGTGTAAGTATCCGTTATAGCCGTTTGATAATAGCTTCCCGTTGGATTTTGCCCCCAAGGCAACTCCCAGTTATACCACGAAGCAGAAGGACAATAAAATTGTATCCAATTGACTCCCACTTCTGTTGGAACCAATACTGCGACTGTTGCAACAGATGTGCCTACACGCAGTATTTCATCCAATCCAAAATTCAGGTCTTCAAATCCTGTTGTATCGGTTACAAATGTGTCTTGTGATGGATAAATGAAATGATGCATATTTACATTGTAGTTCCTTGTATATCACTATTCGGATATTTAACTTCAAAAATTGATGGGTCCAAAGAAGGATAAATTATATCATTTTTGGTTGCAGCAGCTATATCATATGCGACGGGGGAATAATCTCCACCATTTGTTGTAAGTGGTGTAAGATTTGTAATATTCAATGATACAACACTCTGAACGCCCTCAACCTTGGCAATCTCCAATCTTAGACTACTAAGATTAATAGGTTGTGAGAATTCCCATTGGTCAATATTGAAAAAATTTTGAACTGCTGTAATTGCATTTGCCAACACATCTTTTTTGTTGTAACCTTTGAAAACACTGATTGTAAATTCCACCCCAATATTAATAATATAACCATCTATGACATTTATACCATCTGTTAACATTCTGTAACGTCTTAGATAAGTTAAAAGATTTGTAACCAACGCCTCATTTGATTGTGTGAGATTTCCATTTTCATCATATGATAAAATATACAAATTAACTGCAAAAGGATTACTCCTATCATAAGCAACATTCCTAAAAAACGCTTGGGTGTTGTCGTTGTTAACTGTAGCAACGTTGTTTTGGTCCACCGTGCCCGTTAAAATTTGATTTTGATTTACATCCAAACTGTTGTAGGTTATTACTTGTGCTTTAGCGATTGAACCATATTTGGCAGGCAATGCATACACTCTTGCCAAGTAATCATTTTGTGTAACAATACGATTTTGTGCAGCAAATGCAGCAATGGCATTTTGACGAATACCATCGTTACTTTCAGGTCCGGTACCACCAACGGTAGCTTCTGAATTGTTGACTTTTAGAGAACTTTGAACAGTATTAAGAAGGGAAGTTTCCTGTGGTGTAAGACCATCTGTTGCATTATTTATAACAACTGAGTCCACATTTATAATTGAATTTGACGGCGAATTGGATTGAAATCCCCCACCAATCGTGTATGTTACAGTCAATGTTGTATTTTGTGGTGCTAATCCATAAGTGTCATTATTAAGAAAATTGGAAGGGTCTATTGGCAGATTAAGATTGCTGACATTGGACAATCCAACACCAATTTGTTGTGAACTCAAATTGATGATTTCATCAGCAAATCCATCTGTTCCAGCTCCAAATTGCAAGTATGTCATGTTATTTTCATCAACATTGACCGTAAATCTGCGGGATGTTTTCAAATAATCAAGAATATAAGGAACAGTACCTTGATACGTTGAAAGTGTGCCTTCAAATGCTTCATTATTTGGAACATCAGTAAGAACCATCTCTTGAGCTAAAAAATCAACCTGATGCCATTGATTGTTATCAGCATCAACCACACTTATAATTTCCAAAACACTATCTTCATCGAGATACAGATTTAAAAATGGCTGCATTGCATTGATGGTAAATGTTTTTGTTAGGACTTGACCTGAACGAATATTGGCTGTTTTTTGCAATAAGAAAAATGTTGGAACTCCCGTATTATCCCTTTGATACACCGATGAAGTCAACGGAGATAAATTTGTGTTAACTGTAAAATCTATGGTTTCAGAAGTCAAAAAATATGCACCAGCATTATTTGACACTTGCATGTTTTCTTGAATACTTAAAGCATAAGTGCTATCAGGAATATAATTTCCATTTTCATCAGTTGTAGCAGGACACATTTGATACACATCTATTTGCCCGGTTGCTCCCTTTGCTGGTGAAGTTGTATATCCAAGATATTTTGCCAAAGCAATGATGTTTTTTCTTTCAGTAGTATTATAAAGAAGGCCTTCCTTAAAAGCGTAATCTGTGTAATAAGACAACACATCACCAACATATGAAGCCATTTCAATAAACATCATACCCGGAGCTGCATCATTAAAATCGGCGTAAGTATTAGGAAAATAATATTTAGCAAAATTGATAAGATTTTGACGAAATTGAGAGAAATCCTTGTTAAGATATCTTACTTCCTTGCTATTTGGTTGAAAAGATTTTTGGGTTGTTGTTGCCATAAATTATTGTAGGGCGTTATTAATCGTGACTATCACCGTATCTGTTTGTTTGGTTAAATTTACCATAAAATTTACCACGATTTCCAACATATAATTATCTGTGTTAGCAGTTATTTGATTGGATGTTAATAATTTTGCCGTTACATCAGTTACAGTTACATTTGATATCCATGCTGCTATGTCTTCATTAACTATGTTAATTGCTTGGTCTTTCAACGTATTTACGTTTTGTTCAAATGTTAGATTCCATAATCTTGTTCCAAATGTAGGTTGAAGTCTTCTTTCTCCTTGACGAGTATTCAAAAGATTGATAATGTTGGTTTTTATTTGTGTAAGTGTGTCAAACGATTGTGCAAAATATCCACTATTACCGTCTTCTATTGGTAAAGTCAATCCAATCGGGGTGGCAGAAGTAAGATTTGTAACTACAGTTGCCATAATTATCCAGTCAAAATCTTGGTTGTGTCAATATGTCCACCCCCACCACCCTTTCTTTGTTCATCCATTTTTTTCATAATGGCCCTAAAATCCTTTTTGAACACCTTTTTTAGCATGTCAGGAACTTCAGCACCACCATCCAAAGCTGATGGTTGAGTTGATTCCAACAACTGTTCACCAACCATTTGTTTTAAGAAATCTATTTTAGTGGTAGGCGGTTCCACACCAGCATTTTCTCCGCCACCTATCTTATCAAAACCACCACCCATCAATTCAGCCAATTCAACGCCCGTATCAGGTGTATTTTGTAATGGTTTGAAATGACGAGCGGTTTCAGCCAACACAGCATTTAATTTAGGATTTTTTGTTTGCAAGACGGCAACTCGTGAAGGTGCCTCTTCAACTTCTTCAACTATTGGAGATGGATTGTTGGATTTGATTTCTTTTACCATTTCCACCAACACCTTACCCATAGCTTTGCTTACCTCTTCGGCTACAATTTTTTTAACTTCTTGTCTTACCAAGTGTCTAATCGCCTTTTTCAATTCTTCTATTTTCATATTACGTTATGCTTTAAAATTAGAGCCACCAAAGCCACCCGGAACACCTGTTCCAGCAGGCGTGGTAATGGTCACGGAATTTGTACCTCCACCATTTACTCCCGGTGCAAATCCTCCACCTACTGTAAAAACTCTTCTACTCAATAACAAATTCAAATTCTCTCTCAATATTATTAAAGCTGCTGCCTCAACAGTTGTTTGTGTTGAAGGTGGATTTGGGTCGCCCACAGTTCCACCTTGAGCATCTGGATGATTGTGTTTATACCAATGAGTATGAACTAACACCCAATTACAAAAATCATACAACCAATTAACGGTTGTTTGACCTAACAAGACAGGCTCATTTGTTTCGTCATATTGTCCTAAATAAATAGCCGGGGAATTTAAGACCGTTTTGTTATTTGTGTTAATAACTATCTGATTTTGAGCATCAATTGTAAATTCATCATCGGTAACGAACGCCATTCTTTTCTTTGAATACTGGAACATCTCGTTCTTTTTAGCTGAAATAATGATTCTATCACTGTTTATTACTATCTGGTCCCCCAATAATTTAGGAAATTTAAATGAGGTTTCTCCATCAAATCCGCCTTGTTCTTCACCAGTACCCCACATTTTTTTGTTACAAGTCGTTTGAAACCCGCTTAGAGTGACACCAGATGTCAAATGGATTGATGACCCATCATTATTAATATCTTCCAACATATAACCACCAACGTTTTTTTCTTCATCAGTTGATGGATTTAATGGTCTTTGTCGGTTGCGGATTATAATCATAGGATTACCACCGCCAGCTTCTTTCTTGGAATATGGATTAGCTATACCATTACCCTTATAATCCGCATACCCGCTAAAGTCGGAATTATATCCCTTGTCATTGTCTCTGTTGTCATCGTAGGAAGCAAATCGAATAGATTGCCCAAAACGACTTTCAAAAATTAAATCCCCTTCTCTGCGTTTTAAGCATCGAATTCTTGTATTGTAGTAAAAATATCTTCCTAAAGCACCAACATACCCAACACTGCCCAAAGAATTTAATTTCGATGGGGGCCCTACATAGGGTACCTTGGGGTCGGTTGATTTAATTAGTAATTCTCTATTTCCCTGAATTATGGATGGTGGAGAGTAAGTATCTCTAAATCCCCCATAATTCAATTCCAAGTTAAAATTAGCATCAGCATTGGGAGTGTTGAAAAGATTAATTTTTCTTGTATAATAGTATTGTCCTAAATACAGCACCACACCCACAATTTCATTTAGTACAGGATATTCTGATATATTGGATTCCAATGGTAAAGCCCATATCAAATCCTCTTTTTCAACATTACTTTGAGTATAAAGCAATCTTACCAACGCTCGACCTATCCATGTGTAGTCCACATCGGTTTTTAATGGTGCTTTTCCATTTGCTCCTACAGGCCATTGGTCAGGAGTCAGCTTGTAATCTTTTTCTTTAAAATAAGAATGGTCTTTATCTAATATTATATCCAACACTATAGCAGGTTCTATTTCATAGAATTCATCGGCAGTAGTTTTACCTTTCCGCATACCTGCAAAAAGGGAAGTGGTATCCAATGAAGGAGCAAAATTGCTACTTGGTCTGTTCCAATATGCCATAATTTATTCTTTTGCTTTGGAAATTGTCTTGACAATAACTGAGTCAGATTGTTGAATTTCATTGACGGTAGCCATCAATTCCTTCTTTTCTTCCTCACTTAATCCATAAGAACCACCACTGGCTTCTACACTGGCTTGGATGGCCATGATTCTCTGACAAATCTGGGCTAATTTTACGAGGTGTTCGTCATTGGTTATACCAGCATCAATATATTGTTTAATAAGAGGCACAACCACCATTGCATCATTGACAGTCTTAATCATTGGAAGTAAATCGCCAATAAATGCTTCGAGTTGGACTTTTCGCCTAGACTGATTGGTGACAATATCTTTACACAAGTCCTTGAAAGACTTCCCATCAAATAATTCAAAATCGGTTTCCATACGCCTATAAATAGAAACGTATGATGGTTTATCAAACCTTTATGTAATTTTCTGTATTTATAGACCCTTGATTCAGATAGGAACGGGAGATATTATTTTGATATTGTTTCATCTTATTGATTACCTTTGTAATCTGTTGTGTTTTACACGATGAAATTTCCCGTATGTAAAGATACAAAGCCTTTTTATTGAAAGCATCTATTCGGTCAGAACTTCTGAACAATTCAATGACAGCATTAGCTATGTCCAAATCCCTTTGTTTTGTAAAAATCTTTTTTACATTATTTTCCCAAAATCTTATCATAAGACCCATAAACTCATGCATTTCAGCATCTTTGTAATGCTTATCCTCAGTTTGAAGTTGAACGGTATTTTCATCGTGTTCTTCACTTATCTCTACATGTTGGTTACGTCTTTTATAAGTGGAATTGTTTAATGCAATCAAATAATGCTTTGCTATAATTGAAAAATAAGAAAATGCTTTACCCTTTCCTGCCTCAAATTTATGCATATTCGATACCAAATGAGCTACAGTTTCTTTTTGAACATCCAAAGGGCCAATTTCAAAATAACTAAACTTGAATGTGTTAAAAATATTTTCAACCAGTTTTTCAAATGGATGCTTAATTTTAGTGTTATAAATATCTTCTCTAATTTGGGAGTCGGTGGTGTTATTATATGCAATAATAGCATCTTCTGTATCTTTTGTAAAATACATTTTGTTCACGGATGCTCCACGACTTCTTCTACCCCGTTTCGATGGTTCAGTAACAGCAACTACAGGAGTCACTGATATGACTACAGGTTTTGAAACCCTCTTTTTATAGTGGCGACGAATTACTTTTCTCTTCTTATTGTGATGACGAACAATTCTTTTTTTGCGACGAACAGTATTATTCTTTCTTTTTAGCAATAATTTTCTGTTTTTTTTAGGTGACTTGCGGACACGACGAGCCTTCAAGGTTTTTTTCTTCTTCATAGAAAATATTATTCTCCTTATTCCGTGGTTTCTTCGGTTCTATCATTAAGACTCTGTATAAGAGCCTTCATATCTTGAAATACAATTCCAACCTCATCATCTTTTTCAAACATTTGTCTTTCGTCAAGCATTTTCATGTGAACCCAAGTTTTAAGAACTTGTGCCCTCCAATCAGATATCCAATTGGAATAAAGTTCATTTATTGCAAGTTGTCTCTCTCCAGCTTTCCAAATAAGAATATTTAAAACGATAGATGCTGTTAACAATACCGACAACAATATAACTAAAAAAATTAGCATACACTACTCTTCTTCATACTGGGGGTCATCCTGAAATTCTTGAATGTATTCAAGAGCTTCTGTGACGGCTTCCCAATCATTTTGTTTTATGGCCTTACTTAACAGTTCCACTATATTATTTATATCAGTTTGATTCATCGTCAATTACACAAAAGTAATCAGCGTCATATATAGTTGAATAATTAATCAAATGCCAAAAAATTCTAACATTGTGAGTCTAGCCTACTTTATAAGTTTTGGCAAGCATTAAAGTTTCATCATTTGCCTGAACCAAGTATCCATCGGCCGCTGCTTTTGTTCCATTTTTTCTACTTTTGGTTCTATAATAGGTTCAACTTTTTTTTCTCCTACTTTTAATTCTTGAATGGATTCAATTTTTGGTTGAGATATCGGAATAATTTCTGGTTCTTTTTTTAATGGTATTTTTTCTATTTCATTTTTATCATATACAGAATCATCTTCTCTTTTGTAAACAGCAATGTTATATGCTAAAATTAGACATATTGCTAAAGGGTCAAACACAAAAATAATGAATAAAATAAACCATCTAGCCACAGTATCCAACGGCAATCCAAATGCATCAGCAACAAACTTGAACGTTTGAACATCTTTTTTCGACGCTGTTCCCAATTTTAATTGATTTATTTGGTCATCAATAGTGCGGACACTATCAATTGACTCTTGCACTTTTTGATTTTCATTTTTAATATCTTTGTCGGTATCGTTGATTAAATCTATTGTTTGTTGTTGTGATGATTGCTTTAATTTTGAAGAAAGACTGTCGTTGTTTATTATAGAACTTAACCTAGATTCCTGAGATGCTCTAAGTTGGGTAAGGTCATCAATTCTTTTTTTAGAAGCCTCTATTTTGTCCTTATAATATGTTTTTTGGTCTTGAATATTTGTTATTTTTTCCTGCATTACACCGAATTCTATAGATGACTTTTGATAAGCAGCTGACAAATAACCAAAAATACCCAATGAAGTTATAATCATCAATACAGCAATGGCACCTATTAGATATGCTTTTAAAAATCCTTTACATTTTGACCAATAACGATAGAGAAATGTGACTCCAACCAATTTACCTATCTCAAGAGCTGATGCCATGATTATTGCAGAAATGAACGCTCCTGCAAAAAGAGTTGAAATACCATAAACACTGAAAAAAGCTGCACACAATGCTATAAACAATGCTGAACAACCCAATATCCACGGAAATTTGGATTTTGATAGTAATTTGTCTTTCATTATTTATGGATGCAAGACCATGAAATTAGTTATAAATTTCCCTTCGGTGCTGGTATTGTCACCACCAGAAAATGACATGGTAAATCCTGTAAGTGTCTGACCGGCAGGACTGGTCCACGTCGTAATAGTTTCATATCCATAAGGTTCATATCCATTGTAAGTGTTTACAACCGTGTAGTATCTTGTTGGCATCGGATTAGTGAAGTTAACATAAATAGCATATCCGGGCAAATTGACACGCAATGTGTTCACGCCCAATGGAGGCCCCCAAGTATCGGGGTCTATAATCGTTCCTGCAGAACCACCATATGTAATGGAAGATACATTAAGTGAGGCCGACGAAATCATTACACTGGAATAATTATTTGCCTGTGCCATCAGTATTGTACCAAAAGCTCTAATAAAATTTCCAAGAACATAACTTGCCGTAGTTGATGCTACTGAATAACTTGAACTTATGGACTTTGATGCAAACGAAGCTGACGTAGCCCAGATGGATTGTGACGCAAATGAGGCTGATGTAGAAAAAAATGAACGTGAGGCAAACGAAGAAGACACACTCCATATTGACTGTGACGCCCAAGACGATGTAGTTGCCCAAAGAGATTGTGATGCCCAAGATGAAGAAATAGCCGTGCTGCCAGTCGGTGCGTGCAAGGCAAATGAAGCGGTTATAGCATAGCTTGAACTAATACCATTCATCGTTTGACTTGAAGATATAGCATATGATGCGGTTGACGTATTTGGATAATTCAAATTATTTGACGTTATAGCGAAACTGCTTGAACAAGCCCAACTACTCGAAAGAGCGTAAGATGCAGATATAGCTGAAAATGAAGAACTAGCATCTACCGATGAAGATATCCAATTTCCTAACACTGATAATGGTGCCCTAAACGTTGTTACAGAAGAACTTTGGACAACAGCTATAAAATCACTTGATGTGACTACATTTAGTGGATTTAAACCACTGATTGGTATGCTTAATGATGGTGGTGCCATATTTTATGTTTCCTTTTAATCATGTAACGTCGTCCATCCTCTGGATTGTAATACAGTCATACTTGACAATGTAGCTGGACTTGGAACTCCATTTCCTCTCACATCAACTGTTCCACTTATCGTTGAGTTGGATACCAAATTAGATGTAATACTATCCATAGAAATTGAAAACAAACTACAACTTTGTGCAGATAAATATAAAACTCCAGACGGTATAGTTGGTAAACTATTTATCGAAGGGCAATAATTAAATGAAAGATAGACCGATTGACTTGGTAAAGGTGTAAGAAATGTCAATAATGAAGGATTATAATTCATTGACATACTAACTATACTATTTGGCAATATTGATGGTAAAAGTTGTATGTTGTTACTATCAGCTAAAAACGTATATAATCCAAAAGGCAACGAACTAGGTAATGAGGTAAGTTGATTTAAAGAACAATTCAAATATGATAACGTCAAAGGTAAATTTAAAGACGTTAGAGAATTGTTTGAACAATTTATATATGACATGGACGTAGGAAATCCCGGTAACGATGTCAAAAAATTGCCGTTACAATTTAGAGTGGTCAATGATGATGATGCAAAAGTATAAAATGAAGTTAAAAGACAACCCGAACAGGATAAATAAGTCAATGAACTAGGCACACCGCCCAAACTTGTCAACGGATTATTTGAAAAGTTTGATTCAGTAACGGCAGTCAATGGCCAAAAATAATTTATTGACGACACACCCTGATTAACAGCATTCAATGTAAATATGCTTTTACCCAATGACATTGTATGTAATAAACCTGTAATATGGTCCGTAAAAGGTCCCCCATCGGTAGATGTAAATGTAAATAATACGGAACTGGATGGAACCACAGTAAGATTGAATGGTACATTTACATAGGAATTCAAATTATCACTTTCGCTTGAAACACTAAATCTAACCTGTCTTGTTGGTTCTATTGGAATATTGTTTGATGAACTTACAAAAACCATATAGGAACCATACAAATTAGCTTGTCCAATCAAAGAAAATGATTGTTTTAATTGTCCTGTGGAATTTGAATTGAAATAAATTGGGGCTGAATCCAAAATATTTTGAATTCCCGTATTTCTATCCAATACAGAAAGATAAACAGTTCCGCTGGTTGCACTTGAAGCTGTAAAAGGTACAGTTATAGTTCCAACCACTTCAATTGGTGTCGTAGCCTGTTGTGTTGTTGACCAAAACACATCTACATCATCGAGTTGCGCTTCATTAGCTGATTGCGTATATGCCAAAAAAACACCATAATCAACGATT